GAATGCCAGTAATGTTACCAAATACCTAAACGACAATAACCGCAAACTTGGCGTTTTAATGGAAGATAAAGAAATTGCCCAGATGGTTAAAGACTTGCATGATGCCGGCCACCTGGTTAAATATGATGCGTCTTACCCTGGCGCAGCAATACAGGCTCACAATTTAATTCGTTTGGGCGCAATGCCATTGTTAGGTACTTTAGGAACCTCAGTAGGTGGCGCTGTTGGCGGTGCGTTTGGAGGAGTACCAGGTGCCGGAGTTGGAGCGACTGTAGGCGGTATGTATGGAGCAAAACGCGGCGCTGCAATGGCAGAAAAATCTGCGCTAAAACGGGCGGAAAAAAAGATGATTCCCCTCAAAGATGTTGGTAAAGGAAAATAATTATGGCAGTCAATCTATCTCCAGTAGGCAATGGTTTTCAGTTCTTTAATAATGATGGCCTGCCTTTAAATGCCGGTAAGATTTTTACCTATCAAGCTGGATCAACAACCCCGCTTGCTACTTTTACTGATTCCAGCGGTTTAATTGCTAATACCAACCCTATCATTTTAGGTACGGATGGTCGGCCACCCTCTACCATTTGGCTATCAGAGGGGTTTTTCTATAAATTTGTACTTGCAACCTCTAGTAGTGTAACCATACAAACATATGACAATCTGTATGGAATTATCAATGCAGCAGCGCCAGCAGCAACACCAATACCATCTGGCGGAATTTTATTGTGGTCTGGTTCTATTGGATCAATTCCCGCTGGATATGTTTTATGTAATGGCACAAGCGGCACACCAGACCTAAGAGACCGGTTTGTAGTTGGCGCTGGTTCTACCTACGCGGTAAATGCAATAGGCGGATCAGCAGATTCAATTTTGCCAACTCATACACACGCAGCTACCGTTACCGATCCTGGACACATTCACGCTACTACTGCAAATTCAACCGGCAGCGGTGCGCAAAGCGCCATGAATCCAACTGGCGGTTTAAGCAATGTTCGTGACAATACCTTTACAGCAGTTACTGGAATTACAGTATCCAACGCAAATGCTGGAGTAAGCCCACTTGGCGGAAATCTGCCACCGTATTATGCGCTCTGCTACATTATGAAAACCTAATATGGAATGGCAAACTATTATCAATATTGGCCTTGGCTGCGTTATTGCATCCATTGGCTGGTTTGCTAGAGAACTTTGGGATTCTGTTAAAGAGTTGCGCAGAGACATTCATCTGATTGAAAAAGGCCTGCCAGAACTGTATGTGCGCAAGGATGATTTAAAAGAAGTGCGGATTGAGATGGCCGCACGGTTTGATAAGCTAGAAAGCATCATGGCCTCTTTTTTTGACCGATTAAACGATAAAGCCGATAAGTAATGGATGTGCCATATAACAATGGCAAAATTAAGATAGGTTGCGCATACTATCTAAATCCATTAAGGCCAAAATACATTGAATATGACGAGGATATGTTGGAGTTGCAGAGTTACCTAATTCACGACCCTCGCATACTAAATCAACAATATTGGGCAAAACGGATTTATATACTAATCCTTTTATTTATATTAACCATTATGCTCATGGCCCATTAAATGTTATTAACCATACTCAATGTGTTTGCCCTTTTTATTGCAATTTTTGCGGTTATTATTTTTGCGGCTTTGTTTGCTTTTTTCCTATTTATTATGTTTGCCTGTGTCTATATTGGTTGGAGGGAAATTAACTCAACGCCAATATCAGAAATATGGCAAAGACTAAAAAAATGATGATATATGGCGGACGAACTGGGGTTATCGGCTGGTGCCAAGGGTATCAGCGAGGGGATGAAAACCGGTAGAGAAGCCGGTAGAGAAATTGGTAAGAATATTGAGGAAGTGCAAAAAGAGGCGGTAGATGTAGCAAAGGAACGGGCAAATGCCAAAATTCGGGAACGCAGGGAAGCGGAGTTAAGGAAAGAGCGGGCAATATTTAAGGCCCTTGAGGAATACAAACACCGCAAAAAGATTTCTGACGAGGAATACCAGCTGCGTATAGACTTTATTAAGAAGTACGGCACTAAAGAATGGCAAAAGTTAATTGACATCAAAACCGAAATTGAACGGCTAGAAAAAGAGGACCGCAAGTATTTTGATGCGGAGTTGTCAAAGGTTAAATGGGTGCAATTTTGGTGTTTTTTGGCAGCTGCATGGATTGCGTACTTTATGGTTTGGGGAAATAAAAAATAATGGCCGAAGAAAAGCTAAACGCTAATGACACGCTTTCTAAAGTGTTGGCATATGTAGACTCACCATTTAAACTGTTTGCAGTTATCTTGATGGCCATTTTTGCGTTTGCAGGGTACATTATTTATGATCACCAAGAGTTAATTGTTGGCACTTATAAGGAAAGCCAAAGGCTGCCAAGCATTGCTGAAGATAGAGTGGACGATGTAGCGGTTCACTTGTTTAAAACAACTGACGCAACCCTTGTAACAATATTTAAAGTTAACCCTTTGTTTGGTACTCGGATACAGTATCGAGCCTATACAAAAACCGGAAGGGATAAAACAAACGATGGTTTGGATGTAGGATTATTTACTACAAACCAAGCAAATAACCACGATGTAATTGCTTTGATGGCTAGTGATATTCCTTGTGGTGAGTACAAGGCGGCTCAGTCAGAAATAGGACTTTGGTATATAGAAAAAGGGATGACATTTGGTTGTAGAATTAGTGTACCGCCAGAGCCCAGTAGATTTGTAGGGCAGATTACGGTAGGCTGGGACAAGCAACCAACTGATTTAGAACAGGCTAAAACCATGCTTTATATTGGCGCAACCATGTTATCAAAAAGTAAAAAATGAATAAATACGACTTACTTGTGGCCGCTTGGATGGCATCAATTTTGTTTATTTGTATGGGGATTAATTTATGGACACGCTTTTAGGAATACTTAAAGGGGTTGCGCCTATGTTGGCAACTGCGGTTGCTGGCCCTGCGGGTGGCGCTGCCGTAGGTTGGATTGCCTCCAAGTTAGGGATTGATGATGCTACCGTGGAAGGGGTCACCCAGGCTTTGACCGGCAACCCTGAAATGACCCTAAAGTTAAAAGAATTAGACCTAGAGTACGCCAAACTAGATGCAGCTGACCGCGACTCTGCGCGCAAGGCATATGCTGCCGTAGCCACCTCGGAACACGCAACTAAACTAGATAAGGTTGTAGTACCCGTCTTAGCCCTTGGGGTTGTAGGACTAGCGTTTGTCTTAATTGGGGTGTTGATGTTTGTTGATACCCCAGACAATCAACAACAACTGGTTATTTTTGCCCTTGGATTTATAACATCCGCTGCGGGCCAAGTCTTATCGTTTTACTTTGGGTCTAGTCAGGGCTCTAAAGCTAAAACAGAAGAAATGAAAGGAATGATTAAAAAATGAATTTAACTGAACACTTTACCCTTGAAGAATTAACCCATACGGATCACCGTCAATTTGACAATGCGCCAAATGCGTCAGAAATGGCCAATTTAGTGCGCCTGGCTACATTTTTAGAGGATGTTAAAACAGTATTAGGTAATAAGCCGGTAATGATTAATTCGGCGTTTCGCTGCAAGCAGGTCAATGACGCGGTAGGGTCTAAGGACACAAGCCAGCACCGGATTGGTTGCGCTGCGGATATTCGCATCCCAGGCATGACCCCCGATGAGGTGGTTAAAACTGTTATGGCTGCCGGCCTTGGATATGATCAGATCATTCGCGAGTTTGACCGTTGGACCCATATCTCAATCCCTAATAACCCAGAGGATAAACCCAGGCAACAGGCATTGATTATTGATCGCAGCGGAACCCGTCCTTACGCGTGATATACTAAACCTCAGTTTCTTTCGACTCCTTTGTCGTTTCCGGCCCTACCTCTTTGGTGGGGCTCTTTTTTTCGTAGATTATGGCATCTGTAAACCCCTCACGGTACGCATCGTGAACGGCCTCCAGGTGCCATAAAACCAACAAAACCGCCCCAACAATCAGTAAAGCGGGGCGCATGAGACATCCACCACAATGTCACGGGTCATGCCACCGACTTTGCGTTTGGCGTAAATCACCACCGCTCTGGTCTTGGCAACCTGGCAGTCCTGAATGGCGGTAACCACCTCAAGACGGCTCATGGAATGAACCTTATCATCTACAATCAGCTGCTGCTCTGGCATGGCCTGTTTGTTGGACATAATCCCGCAGCCACCCAAAATTAATAAACAAGCGCCGGTTATGATTATTTTCATTTTTCTCTCCTAGAATGGGTTGTCATCGCTAATGTCACCAGAAAATGACCGTGAAGGGTATTTTTGAGCGATTGCAGGCGTTTGTGGCTGCGAGTCAGGCTTTGCCCCAGCAAACTCTAATTCGCCTATCCTGGCCCTTAAAGTCACGCCCTCGGTGCCGTCCTTTCGTTTATAGGTTTCTACATGGGGCTCGGTCATGCTGACGAACAATAATTGGCCTTTAGCAAGGTGTGGTTTTAACTTTTCGCACCGCTCTCCCCACATGGTCCCGTTGACCCATTGGGTGGGCTGCTTACCATCGACCTTACGGCCATAGGAGAAAGCCAAGGACAAATCCATGATGGCCTTACCATCTGGCGTAAAGCGTAACTCTGGGTCATTGCCCAGGCGGGCTAATCCGATCATTAACATTAAAAACTCCCTTTATCAAAATAATTCGATTCGTCATTAAAAAACTCAAATAGTGCATCGCACTCGGCCAAGAACTTCTCGGCGGCTGCCTCCACCTCGGCCAACTCCTCTGGGGTTGGGACATATTTCTTGATGAATAGGTCTTTCCCCTCACCCATGCGCGGATCGTAGGACACAAACCAAACATCCTTACCAGTACAGGCCGACTGCAGCAGCATCTGGGGTTTGTATTCCGCTGGAATAACTTGGTTGGCCACATACTTCATATGGGTCTTGGTCTTGGGGCATTTCACCTCAATTAAGCAGCCATCGGACACAAACCCGTCTGGGCTCACGCCGCAATGGTCAATACTCGGATGGTCAATAAAGCCGACATCCTTAACCATTAAACCGGTGAGGTTTTCAAAGGCCTCTTTAGCGGCAGCCTCTTGCTCCACGCCCCATTGCATATCCGAAGTCATGTACTTATCTGCAAAAGTATTGGTGATGCGCTCGGCCACCACCTCGTAGCGTAGGTTCTCCCGCTCACTAGACTCTTTGCCAGACTTTAAGAAATTCATGGCTGCAGCCATTCTGGAACCGGTTAACTTACCAAGGCGGTTATTCCACCAGGTGCCGTCTTGTTGGAATGGGTTTGGTTCACGCACTTTGCTCTCCTTTTAATTTCTCGTTGTGTTTGGCTGCAAACTCACGCACCATTTCCCGCTCGTCTGCTGCCAATGTTTTCCATGTTGCGGTTAGCTGGTCGGTTGATGTGGCTGCCGTAATCAAGGCCTCAATCTCTGCTTGGGTGCGGGTTGATTTGGCTTTTACTGGGCGCGATGCGTTATTGCCGTCATCGTCAACTGGAGCGATGCCACAGGCTGCTTGCAAACTGAATCTCCGAGCATAAGTCATGGCCGAACCGAAACCCTGAGCATCCTGTTTGGTAGCTGGCACATGGAGTTTGCCACCGGACAAGGTCTCGCCCGACTCATGGACAAACAAGGTCTCAATAATGACCCCGTCTGCGCACTCATGGGACTGCTGAATTAAGGCAATTCCATTGTTGTTTAGGGCATCAATCACGGCCTCAACGCAAGCAGCCAGGTCGGCATATCTTGATTTAAAGTGTGGATTGGTGGACGATTTGAGCGCAGGTCCAAAGGCCTTTTGTGCCTTTACTAACGCAGTTGCTATTTTTTGCATATTCCCTCCGATTAAATAAATGCTAAAAGTAAACAAAATACAACTAAACCAACGGCAGCAAAGGCCTCCATCCAAGGAGATTCTTTTTTAGTAAACACATTACGCTGCCATTTGTTTGCCTCAAAATTAGTTTTTCTCATTTTTTCTTTTTAAATACCTTTCATGTGTGTTTAATTCTGGTAACTCGTGATGTTTGGTTAAACCCTGCCAATGTATTTTTTTTCGATCATTAAAGTCCAACTCATTAATTTCTTTAGATTGAACCTTTTGTTTATAAGCATCTGGTTGTAAAACTGCTGGTTTAATAGGCTTTGATTCACCGTCAACAAAATACCAAACACCATCTTCAAACCAAGCCTCTGCACAATTAAAAATGCCTAAAAGCAGAAGATATAAACCGTTTCTAACAGGCTTAACTGCGTAAGAAATTGGTTCTGTTGTTGGGTAATCTGGGTCATCTTGTAAATTAAAATATGTGTCTGTAATTCCCATCATGCCCTCCAACTTTTGCTTGGTACTGAAATCAAGCGATAAACTGCGTACCGCACACCATCTGGCTCTTTGACCATTTCTGTAAGGATGTCCCAACCCTCGGCCTTAAGGTCATAAATAATGTCAGCCAGGCGTGTAGCGTGATAGCGCTCGATTGCCTCCCAGCTGGTTATCTTTTTCTTGCTAATTAAATGTTTTGCTACTAGGTTGATTTTGGTCATACTTCCTCCACAGTTATTTTGTAATGACGGCCATTGCAATCGACAACAAACAAATGCTTTTTGGTACTAAGAAATTGACCCTCTGGGCTCAAGTCCCAATGAATGCGACCTGCACCATAAATGATGGCTAATGGGTCAGGTGCGTTTAGGGCTCTTTTGGTAATGTGAGCGATGTAGTCGCAGTAAGCTGGCTGCGCTAGTTGCTCTTGATGCTCCAGCTGTTGCTGGTGATGTAATGCTTGGGTATCTTCCATTTTTCTCTCCGATTTTGTTTCCCGATCAAATGACCGTAGATGAATAGTAAACAGTTTATTTAGCATTTGCAACAGGATTTGTTGGTTTTTTATCAAAATTAGGGTAAACACCTAGAAAAATAGGCAATCGCCTACCAAAAATAGGCAAGCGCCTAGTTGCAACCGTGGTAATATATAGGGGTCAGCAAGGTGGCACTTGTTGGAATCTCATTATGATCAGCAACCCCGAATTTTTCGGTGGTGCGACAAATGCTTGGAATTGGTCATTTTGATCTAATGAGGACTTATTCCAAGAATGCCCGCCAAGGCCGCACCTCCAAAGAGTTTGGGGTTTTTTGTTGCCTACTGACCGTACTCCGCACGATAGTAATGGGCCTAAATCGGCTGCGCGGAACAGTAGATACGGTATCGGCTCACCACCAGATTACCGGAGCAGCCTGTCAACGAGGGACTGCGGAACTAGCCTAAGACATGGGTGATAGACAACTTAGGCCAGGATGAATCGTTGCCTTATGGGGCGCATAGGCTGGATTGTTTTACTTATCTTGCCGGTGCTAAAGTGATCATGGCTATCACCCTTGGGTAACCTATGAGAAAAAGAAATAGAAACTAAAAACTACCTTGCAAACTATTTCTTAATAATATATTCTCTGCAAAAGGAGAACAATATGACCCTCGATGATCTTGAAGAAATGGCGCTGAGATGCGGCATGGTAAAGACTAAAAACAATTGGTCGGCCACCGAAGCGCAGCTGGAATACTTTACAAACAATATGCTTGAGGAATTTAAGCAAGTTGCCAGAGACCAGTTAATCCAATCCATTAAAAAAGCAGCTGAATACGAGCGCGAACAATGCGCCAAAGTCGCTGAGATGGCTTGGTTTGAGGGCATGGAACAAGAGGACATTGCCAAAGCCATCCGCGAAAGAGCAGACGAGTGATTTCGTATTCTGCCCAAACCCCGTCATTAATGGATTTTTCTTGGTTTATGTTGGTTGTTGCTATTTTGGCTGGTTTAGCTATTTGGTTGAGGGATAAATGACAGACTTTGAAGAATTTTGGACTACCTATCCCCGCCGTGTGGCCAAGGGAGATGCCCGTAAAGCATGGGTTCAGACAGAGGGAATTCGCCCGCCGCTGCCTGAACTCCTAGAGACAATTCGGCAGCAGATGCGCTCGGACCAATGGCGTAAGAATGATGGCCAGTTCGTATGCTATCCCGCCACTTGGCTGCGCCAGGAGCGCTGGTCTGACGAATTAAGAGTGACCCTTCCTGGCGTTGTTGACGGTAAGGAATGGCACGAGACTTGGCCTGGAATTGTGGCTAAAGGCAAAGAACTAGGCATCTTAGAAAGCCAGTTTGCCCTGCCGCACGAATTTAAAGCAGCTGTATTTCGCGGATCGGTAAAAGCCGCATGAACTATTTAAGCGTATGTAGTGGAGTTGAGGCAGCGACAGTTGCTTGGCATCACATGGGATGGAACCCCGTAGGATTTGGTGAAATAGAGAAATTTCCTAGCCAAGTCTTAGCCCATCATTACCCCAATGTTACCAATTTCGGTGACATGACTAAATACAAGGAGTGGAAAATTGACGGAACAATTGGACTTTTGGTCGGAGGAACTCCCTGCCAATCATTCTCTGTTGCAGGACTTAGGAAAGGACTTGAGGACCCAAGGGGAAACCTTGCCCTTACCTATGTTGGAATACTTGACCACTTTAGACCCAAGTGGTTCGTTTGGGAAAATGTGCCAGGTGTCCTCAGTTCAGGCGGTGGAAGGGACTTTGGTTCCTTTCTTGGGGCGGTGGCCGAATGCGGGTATGGGTTCGCATATCGGGTGCTTGACGCTCAATATTTCGGAGTCGCACAGCGCAGAAGAAGAGTCTTTGTTGTCGGACATCTTGGAGACTGGAGACCTCCCGCACAAGTTTTATTTGAGTCCGAGAGCTTGTCAAGGAATTCTAAACAGAGCAGAAAAAAGGAACAAACAATTACCACCCGCATTGAAAGCCGCTCTCCAGATGGCAATTCAACAATCGGAACTTTAATGGCTAGGGATTACAAGGGAATTGGTAATCAAGATTTAACAGATGGGCGCGGTTTAATTTTAGAACCAATTGTTTACGAAAACCACCCATCCGATAGCAGAGTTAAACCGATGGGAGATGTATGCCAAACAGTAACCAGTACATGGGGTTCTGGCGGTGGCAATATACCTTTCGTGCAAAATATTGCTTATGAATGGCATAACCAAGATAGCAGAATTAAAGCAATTCAAGTTGCTGCTACATTAAATTGCAATGCTAGTGGCAGAGAAGGACATTTAGTACAAAGTTTGCCTATTGCTTTAGCAGAAAATACCATTGGAAGACAGCCTATGAATGGTGGTAATGGTAATGGTTTTACTGAGGGTGGGCCTATGTATACCCTAAATGCTACTGGTGTTCATGGGGTTGCTCAATCTATTGGCTTTACTCAATGTGATGCAGCAAGAGATGCCGGTAATAACATTAGCCCAACCCTTAGATCAGGCGGTGATGGTGGATACCCAGCTCATTCTGTTGCTTATGGTTTTGAGCCTGGTATTACAAAACGAGAAGGTAATCCCAATCGATTTAGTGAAGAAATTAGCCCAACATTACGAGCAGAAATGGGAGATAACCAAGTTGCAGCAGCATTTGGTTGGCAAAATTCACCATCGCAAAGTATGTCTGTAGATACAATAAGTCCTACATTGGATAAAAGCAAAACCCCAGCAACAATGCACAACATGGCTGTCCGCAGACTGACACCAGTTGAATGCGAGAGATTGCAAGGCTTTCCTGATAACTACACAAACATTAGAGAAAACTGCCCAGATGGCCCAAGATATAAGGCCATGGGCAATTCTATGGCGGTGCCGGTAATGCGATGGATTGGTGAGCGGATCAACAAAGTAAATAATGAACAATAAATTGACCGCATCCCATAAGAATTACCTTACACGCGTTAAATCGTTGCCCTGTGGCGTTTGTGGCGTGTCTGAACCCTCAGATGCGCACCACATTGAACAAGGCCTCCAATACCTCTGTATTCCGCTCTGCAAGGATTGCCACCAAGGTAGCCATAACGGCATTCATGGTCGCAAATCCATATGGAACGCAACCAAACAAACTGAAATGACGGTACTAAATGACACAATCCAAAAACTTCTCCGATAGACTTACTCTGCCCTGGCCACCAAAAGAACTGAGCCCCAACTACCGCGGGCATTGGGGACCAGTTGCATCGGCTAAAAAAAAGTACCGGTTTGCAGTCCGCATTCTGGCGCTGCAGCAGCCGATACCATTTATTGAACACATTGTGGAGGACGCGCCCATTTTTTTGGAGGTGGAGTTCTACCCGCCAGATAACCGCCCGCGGGACCAGGACAACATGATTGCCTCGTTTAAAGCTGGCCAAGACGGTCTGGCTGATGCCTGGAAGGTCAACGACAAACGAATTAATTGCACATACAAAATAAGCCAGCAAAAAGGCGGTATGGTAAAAGTAAGAGTTTTATAGGGAACTGTTTATTATGAAGAAGTTAAAACGCCGTCCAAGATTATCTCAAGACATTTTGTTGCTGCTTGAGCGATTACCCAATTTAACGCAAGCGCAAATTGCAGCTGAACTGGTTGCAAAACCGCATTCAATCAAAGCGGTATTATGGAAATTAGTGCATCGTGAAAATAAAATTGTTGCCACAAAAGGCGCAAAGGCAGATAAAATAACAGGGCCGAAGGTCATTAATATGTACTGTTTGAAGGAATTATGAAAGACATCGAAGCATTCTCGCTGGCATTGCTTAACTCTGCGACCTGTGCGCATTTGCAACATTGGCAGACTAAAAGCTATGCGAACCATAAGGCCTTGGCTAAATACTATAACGCCATCCCTGACCTCGTAGACCGGCTGGTAGAATCGTATATGGGTCGGTATGGCCCATTAGACGAATTTGAGGAAGAATTTGAGATTGACAAAGACCCTGTGCGGTACTTCAAAGCATTACAAAAATATGTCGATCAAAACAGAAAACACTTGCCAAAAGACACCGAATTACAGAATACTATTGACGAAATTACAGATTTAATTAACTCTCTGCTGTACAAACTGCAACAACTCTCATAAAGGAAATCAAAATGGCAAATACATTTGTATGCCCAAAAGACTGTAACGAAGATAAAGGTCGTAAAGAAAAGACCAAAAACGCCGTAATGCAAGAAGGCAAAAACAAGCCAATGGGCGAAAAAATGACCATGAAAGGTCGCGATACCAAGATGGAAACTAACAATTCTGGCGAAATGTATCAAAAGTGAATTGCGGGAATTGTATATTTTTTCAGGGTACGCAGTTTGGCCATTGCCGGCGGTATCCTGAATCAGTAACTAAACAGGCTGGGATGTGGTGCGGGGAACATCAAGTCGTTGTTCCTTTGCAGCCAATATTCACGGAATTGGCAGCCACTCCAGCACCAAAGGTAAGAAAAAATGCTAAGACCCCTGCGTGATCGAATTGTTGTAAGACCTATTGAGCGAGTTAAAAGCCAGGTGATTGATGTCATCATGGATGAACTACCCAATATCGGCGAGGTATTGGCCGTGGGTCCTGGCGAGATTGATAAAAAGGGCAGACTCATTCCAAACCCCATAGAAATTGGGCAGCGGATACGATTTGGGGGCGCGGAAGATTACCTGTCCTACCCTCGATTTGAGGATAACGGCGAAGAATTAATTGTGATGTCCTGGAAGGATGTCTGTTTTGTGGAGGCAGATGATGCCAAAAACCACTAATAAACCTATTGCGCGCACCACCACCGGTAAGGGGAAGAATTACAACCCAGCCGAAAAGGGCGCGGGCATGACCGCTAAAGGAAGGGCGGAATATAATGCAAAAAATAATGCAAACCTTAAAGCACCTGCTCCAAACCCTAAAACAAAAGCTGACGAAGGTCGTAAAAAGTCTTTTTGTGCGCGGATGAGCGGAATGCCTGGGCCGATGAAAGATGAAAAGGGTAGGCCTACCCGAAAAGCAGCATCTCTTAAAAACTGGAATTGTTAACTAAAGGAATTAATCATGTCAAACGGAAAATCAATTGGCGTAGCATATGCCGACCCACTATTTGAAAGCCTAGATGTTTCGGGCGCTGTCAACTTAACTGGCGGTGATTTTAATATCACAACAACATCAACTAGCACCGATGGAGCAACTAGCGTTGAGCCAGTATTAGTTAGCACAACAATGACCGGCACCGGTGGCGTTGGTGGTCGTGCTAAATTTTTAACAACCATCAACTCGGTTCTTGGTAGCTATTCAAACGCGCTTAAAGGTGAAGTTGTATATGGAACCTCTGGCCGTACTACTGGCTTGGGCTCTGCCGTTTTAGCTGAAATGACGCTATCGGCTGGAACATCTGCTGGTAACTATGCCCCAGTTGAAATTGAATTAAATTGCGCATCTGGTGCGTCTACTGGAACAACAACTGCCCTAATTTATGCCAGCGTTAATGGCACAGGCGCTGCAACCGTAGACACTAATGGTTACTTATTGAATTTAGCTGGTGTAACCGTAGCAGGCGCTAAATTGGCTGCTACAGGCACAATTACCAATGTCAACGAAATTACGCATGGTTTGCGAGTCAAAATCGCTGGTAGTGACTATTACCTGTTAGCTGCAACTGCCGCTAACTTTAACGCATAGTGATTACTAAAGACTATTTACTACAATTGAGGCAGGCATCCGTACTAGAACTTCAAGCGGCTCTAGAGCGGGTGCAGCAACAACGGGGCGCAATTGCGATTATTGATGCCTTACTGATAGAAATTGATAAGGGAAAAGACAATGGCAGCTAAACCTGGCTTGTATTCAAATATTCACGCTAAAAGGGAGAGGATTGAGCGCCAAAAGGCTGCTGGAAAGACTCCTGAGAAGATGCGCAGCCCAGGCACCAAGGGCGCTCCAACTGCTAAAGCATTTAAAGAGTCGGCTAAAACTGCAAAGAAAAAGTAATGCCGCTGATTAAAGACATTGGCAAAAAGGCATTCCAAAAGAATGTTAAGGCCGAGATTGCTGCGGGAAAGCCAGTTAAGCAGGCCGTGGCCATTGCGTACTCGGTTAAGCGTGAGGCTGCAAGCAAAAAGAAGAAGAAATAATGGCCACATTATCAAATGTTTTGCGTGAAGCAAGATATGTGCCGCGCACAACTTTGGCTCAAACCCAAAAAGATTATGTTATGGGCATTGGCCCAACTGCCATTAAAAACCTTGCCAATCAAAGAGCGGACATGGATGCTGCGTTGGTAATGGGTGACAGAGGGGTTGAAATAGGCGATAGAGAGGCATTTGAACGCCAAATTTCCGAAGCCCCAGGCTTAATGGGGTCTACCTCAAAGCGTGGCGCTAATGTTGCTGGAATACCAATTAGAGAATTACTTTATCCTGGGCGCGGCGATTTAACATCTGCGGAAAAATCCGCCGTGACTAAATTTGAAAAAGATCTGGCAGTACAGGCGGTGCGCCGCCGCGAGGAGATGCGGGCTATAGGCCAAGATATTGTGACCCCAACGCCTGGCTTAAACTTAATTAGCGAAATTGGCATGAACCCAAAAGACTTGGTTGGTAAAAGACTTGTACCGGTATTTGGTGATATGTCCGCATTAGGCGGTAATGTGTCTCAAGTTAGGGGCGTACCGTTAAGTAAACCTGTAATACAACAAGCTGGTCGGCGGTATCCGCTTATAAAGTCTAATGTTGCAGAGGATATTGCTTACGCGTCCGAACCGTCAGCTGCAGCCAGCAAAATAGCTAATTTTGGTAAATTTGGTGATGATGATGTTTTAGGCGTATTTTTGGCTGGTTCACCTAAGTCTGTGGACTTTAGCCACCATATGGCCCAAGGTCTAGTACGCCAATTAGATACGCTGCGCCCGTCAAAAGATGCTATTCGGGAGTTTGACAGCGCCATAAAAAACTATGTAGTGATGAAACCAACACCAGATGGCACGAAAGTACCAACGCAACCGTTTAAGAAGTTTGCCGGCATAACATCGCCAAATATCGAAGAAATGATGATTTCTAAGACTAGCAAGGACTTCACGCCAGGGCAGCTGCGTACAGCAATATCAGATGAGATGGCTAAATATAAATTTCAAAAACTTGGTTTTCCAAATTACGAGGATTTATCAAAGGTAATGTTAGAGCCAGGCTTAAAGAAAGGTTATGTAGGACAGACTGTTTTTGAGGCTATACCTGGGCGCGGCATCCAAACCCCATCGTATTACCATCAATCTTATTCTGCGGGCATACCTGGGCGTTATGTTGGTGGCCTGCAAAACAAGAAGACAGGAGACCTTGGGGTTCCAGCAGAGATGCTATTCCCTAAACTTTTTGCAGAAAAAAGGGCTAAAGGCGCTACCGATGAAAACATATTAGGCTCTATGCGACTGTCCCACCAAGGGGAAAGGTTTACTGCAGAGTCTCTGGACCCTCTGATGCAGTTTCTTGGGTATTGAGTTGAGCAGAAACAAACCTCAATTCTTGGGACAACTCGTTAACTATTGAGGATAAGGCGTTTATGCGCTCCTCATTGGTCATAGCAAGATACTCTGGTGCGTTGCGGACATAAGCGTCACCAGTATCTGTATTAACGCCACAGTAAAAGACTAATCGTTTCATTTTTGACCCTTTCTTAAAGCAATATGTTTTTGTAGGATATGCCAGAACTCCGATTTAATGATTTTCATGCGTCTCTGGCCTCCATCATTGCATCTGCGACCACATAAGCATAAGAACCAATCCAGTTATCAATTTCGTCTATATCAAGACTAGCATCATCTGATTTACCAATAATGGCTTGCATTGCCTTGGCAGCAAAGTAATCCCTAAGGTCCATACCAAGATTCTCTATAGACTGTAGATACATCTTTTCGTTATCGTCTTGTAGCATCAAAGTCTTGTTTGTTGGAAATGCTTTCATAATCCCTCCATAAGAGTAAACAGTTTACAGCATAAGATTAACACAAACAACAAGAAACGATTTATTATTTAACAACTGGAACTTATTGATTGAGTTAATCACTATGGCCGCACCGATAGGAAATTCTAATGCCGTAAAGGGCAAGATGTTTTATGACAGGCTCCGCAAGGTGCTGACTCAAGAACCTCATAAGCTGGAAAACATTGTTAAGCAGCTGATTACACAAGCTGAACAAGGCGAGGCCTGGGCCGTTAAAGAGGTTATTGACCGGCTTGATGGTAAAGCCGTGCAGACTAACCAGGTCGAGAATTCCGATGGTACTCCGCTCCTGGCTGGAATCCAAGTAATGTTTGTAAAACCCCAAGATGCTTGAGATAGCAGATCAAACAGTAGCTAACGCTGAATTCCCCGTAAAACTGGCTTTTCTGTTTGAGCCCAAGAGATACAAGATTCTATATGGTGGGCGCGGTGGCGCTAAGTCTTGGGGAGTTGCCAGGGCGTTACTGATTAAGGCAGCAAAAGACCCCATCCGCATCCTTTGCGCCCGTGAGTTTCAGGTCTCGATTAAGGATTCTGTCCATAAGTTACTGACAGACCAGATTGAAAGTCTAGGCCTAGAGTCTTTTTACGAGGTCACCCAGACCAGCATTCGCGGTAAGAATGGGTCCGAGTTCTTTTTCATTGGCCTTAAAAACAACATTACCAATGTCAAATCCTTTGAGGGCGTAGACATTTGTTGGGTAGAGGAGGCGCAGACTGTTTCCAAAACAAGTTGGAATGTCCTGATTCCTACGATCCGTAAGGACAACTCCGAGATATGGATTACTTTTAATCCAGAACTTGAGACCGATGATACCTACCAGCGTTTTGTGGTCTCGCCGCCGACTAATGCAATAGTCCAAAAGATAACCTGGCGCGATAACCCTTGGTTTCCCATGACCTTGCGGGAGGAGAAAGATAACCTCCATATGCGGGACATCGAGGCCTACAACACCGTCTGGGAAGGCTTGTGCCGTAAGACCGTGGATGGAGCGGTATTTGGTAACGAAATAACCCTTGCTGACCTAGAGCAGCGCATTACTAAAGTCCCGTACGATCAAATGAAAGGAGTTCATGCGGTCTTTGACCTTGGCTGGTCCGATAACACGGCCATTTGGTTTGTGCAGTTCATAGGGTTTGAGATCAGATTGATCCGATATATTGAGGACAACCAAAAGACCATGTCCTATTACATGGCCGAGATGCAGAAGTTCGGGTATCACTATGACACCATTTGGCTGCCGCACGATGCTGAGAATTCAACTCTCGCAGCTGCCGGGCGCTCGATTGCCGACATAGTCAGGGTAGCCGGTTACAAGGTGCAGATTGTGCCAAGAACCCCAATTGCGGACTCAATCAATGCAGCCAGGACAATATTCAACAAGTGTTATTTTGATAGAGAAAATTGCTATCAAGGATTACAATGTTTAAGACATTACCGATATGATGTGGACCCAGATACTAAGCAATTTAGCAAAACGCCCTTGCACGACATTTACTCGCACGGGGCCGATGCCTTTAAATATCTGGGATTAGTAGTAAATGAGCCGCGTAAATCGGTAGCTAAACGAGCCGGATTACTACCGGCTGGATCATGGATGGGATGACTATGGCAAACGATCAGCGTATACAAGACGCGCAGAAATTCCTGAGATACGCAAATGATGCGGACTCTTACAATCGCCAGGACGCTCTGGATGACCTAAAATTTTCCTCTGGGGATCAATGGCCAGTTGAGGTACAAAACTCTCGAAACCTAGAGGCTAGACCCTGCTTAACCATTAACAAGCTAGATGGCTTTATCCGCCAAGTCTGTAATCAGCAGCGCCAAGCAAGACCCCGCATGAAAGCGCACTCGATGAACTCGGCTGCCAATGCCAAGGTCGCTGACATCCTGACGGGCATTTTTAAGCATATCGAGGTTAACTCTGACGCGGACACCGCCTACGATACGGCCTTTGAGTTTGCGGTCCGCATGGGTTGGGGTTACTGGCGCATCGTTACCGATTACACACGCGAAGATTCGTTTGACCAAGAAATCTACATTAAACCCATTGTTAACCCA